CCGCGCTGTTACGCCTGTCAGGGGGACTGGCGCCTTCTTTTCTGAGATGACTCTCATCTGGTTCGCGTGTATCACACTCCCGGGGTGAGGGAGAACAACATTGACATATGAACGTGATGGGAGGAAGACGTATGCGCCCTAAGGCTAAGAGCACACTGTCTATCATTGTGACGATGAGCGTAAAGGCGCCCCAGAAAACCTCAGAAATGTAAAGTCTTCTCCAGTGGCCATATCCACTGTGACTGACATGACGACCAGGGCTGGCACGTCATTGGACGCGTCAACCATGAGATCATGTGTAACACTGTCACCGAAGGTACTTTCATAACCAACTGGAGGGAATGAGCGTGCATACGTTGGCGAAAAACTCACCAAAAACAAATTGTTCGTGATGAAAGGTGCCTCCACCACGTGCCCACCATCAATTTCATTGAGCATCAAAGCTGTCCCATCAAGAATGGAACGATTCGCCAAGTAGACGTTGGTAAGACTGCTGAGCGAGGGCTTGCTGGCTATGATGTCGGAAAAGACATTTACAGTACTTGGCGGTGTGAGTGTACTGCGTGTGTACACCTCATGCTTCGTGGGTGTGCTTTGAGTAACACGTTGCCTCATCGATCCACGCACGCCAAGGTATCCCAACCGCATGTACATGAACAGAGTAGTCCAAGTACCTGAGTTGCCATCAGGATCAATCTGTACGGGGAAGTTTGCAACATCTAATCTCACTGCATGGGATGAGTCAGTGAGTTGAACAGACGTGGTATAGTACGTGGTGTACCTTTTGAGCAAACTCCTGAAAGAAACAATACGCTCACCAAAATGCAACAAGTGCATAGCATCAGTAGCCCTGGAATTATTAGGGTTGATGGTATGTATGACTTGGTCGACTAAATGAGCATTATGATCGCAGTCGGACTCCCAGTAAATGTTGTGATCAATCTCAATGTTCGTCTGGGATGGTGAGTACACCTCGAGATCATGACAACTGACGTAAACGTTGATAGGAACAGAACTGGTAGCTGTCGGCTGGATTAGATCATTTAAGGGTCGTACCTCTAAAAATCCATTGACGGAATCAGCCGAAAAACTCGCGAAATCCACATTGGAGGTGGGCGATATGCTGTCGGGCGTGTCATGAGTGTTGGCGTTCGCATTGGTTGCCCACATCTTAGGGTGAGCCCATGACACTTCGATTGTAAAATCACGCGTGTCTTGAATGTCTACGATGAAGGTGTTCTGCTCGTTCATCGTAGAACCGTTCGCACGGATCAAAACGTGTTGAGACACATTGGGATCGTACCGTACCAACAACTTCCCACGATGAAAAGCAGAGCACGCAACTTCAAACCGATATCGGATGGTGCCCCTCCAGTACCTGAACGGTCTCGCCGCAAATGACATCGCCGTTGGCTGGAAGATCGACCGGTTTAGACCACCAGTCTGGAAAAAATGCCTTTTGTCAGTATATGGGGACACGCCACATTTCCACAGTGAGGTGTCGTTTGCAACATCGTCACCAGACCACGTAAACGTAGTGAGGAAAGTTTCGATCCTCGACAAGTACTTGATGTCCATGCAGTCACCGACCGTACCGCCTAAGTCCATGGCCATCGAGAGCTCACGTTTGGGATCAGTCGTGAGAGACATGACCACTTCCTTCCCAGACGTGTTGGCACCACCAGCATAAACAGTGTTCTTGACTGTTTCTTGGTCTTTGAGCAACGGGGGTCGTGCAAAGCCAAAAATGGATGCAGCGCTGCCAATGGTGTGAGCAATCTTCGTGGTAGTGCTCATGAGGCCACCTATTATGGGCATGTCTTCAGCACCACGCGTAATACTCTCTACAGCTGTGGCAACTGTCTCAAGGGGACCAGGCTCTTGTGACTCCGGTATGACCATATCCGTGGCGGTGATATTACCAAGCTCGACATTAGTCATCCAGCCGTAGACATTGACGGAAATGTCGGACTCAGCATCATCATTTGCAACCATCAATGGATTTATTGGAAGCATGTGTAGCTCCCCCATGTCCTTGAAGTTTTCGAAACCAGTCGTGGCATCGACGACAGTAGTACGATAAGCTCCAATTCCTAGTTTCGGCAAAAAATAGACAAATGGGATCGTCATTTCAACAGGTTGATTGTCGGATGGCGAAATGTAAGCCTTGGTAGGAGATTGAGATAGATACGTTCTCCAAAGAGGAATAATGTTGTTACCAGGGGTAGTGGCAATACGCATGAGATCGTACGAGCTAATATTGTCGTTGTGAGCCTTCATCGCCTGATATGACAAAAGCACAGTGCCGTAATGAAAAGGGGTAGCAGTAATGGAGACGCGAATATGCATCTCCCCCTTGAAGTAGGCATAGTTCCTGAGCTTCGCCATAACGGCTGGGTTCGTGGCCCACAGATACCATAGTTTCAGACGCACTTCATTGAGACTTACAACGGATATGCGTGAATCGTACAAGGAAACGGGGCGCTCAAAGAAATCGTCCAGGTGGTGTGACGTGGCAGATCCATCACGCATGTCGTCTGGTGAGACTGCAGTGACTTGGCGTTGTGCTGTTTCTCCAGAAACCTCAGTGAGATTTTGAATAGTGTCTGGAGTCACGCTTCCATCTCCCATCATTCCAGGAGCCGATTCTGGCACCAGTCTGCCTCCCTGTTCGAGTGCTACCTCTCGCCGTATTTTTCGTCGCTTTTTACGCTTGTCCACGAGCTCTCCAGTATAAGTGGTAACCTCAATGAGACCAAGCGCAACAACGCGCCACCAATATTGTTCCGTAAAGTTACCACTATTTCCCAGGTGAGGACGCTCCTTGAGTTGTTCAAGACTGTATTGGTCTATCGCAGGAGTACCAGTGTTTGGGTCACGTGGTACGGACATGGGTGAATACCCTCGCTTGAATTTAACGGGAGTAACCGTCTGAGGAGACGGATTTTTGTTTGTTTTGTTGTTTGTTGTATTATCCATAAAGTTATGACCTGCTTTGGTCTTTGCCTTCCGGGGACTTTCATTGGACCGGCTCTCTCTGTGCTGTCGGATCAGCGTTCTCAAGGGTTCATGCTTGGATTCTCCGATGATACGAGCCTCGTCCTCCGGGTATATTGATTTTTGGATTGTGGAAAATGTGGGAAAATGTGCCAGCACTCCTGCGTACGGTAAACCGTACTCAGCTTCAAAAGTGTGAGCAAAATCCTCCCTAAGGGTATTATAGTCTTCCTCATGGTGATGAAAGAAAAGCTCGCGCAAGGCGGATATGCACGAACTCAACATCTGATCCTCCACGGAGATATTTTTAGAGGGTAGATAATAGACTATAGATTTCATGACCGAGTCCAGCGACAATGGCGCTGTCCAGTGTCCAAGGTCCTCACGATACACAAAAGTTCTCTTGAGAAAAGAGACTTCGTGCCATTGCAAGAACTTGCGAATGGACCCAGTCTTGTTGGCATCAGTATAACCGATGCCGTAAAGTTTGTCACATATTTCCTGATAAACTATGTTGTTGAAATTGCCGGCAACACGGTCTTTCACGGCAGCGAGGAGGTCGTCACCATAAATCACAGGAAGTACGTACTGGAAGAACTGATCGGAACGGACGTCCGAGGGAAAGCCATTGGCTTTCTTGATGTAGATCCAGGCGTAAACAAGCATTGTCAATCCACGCAAGGAGTTGTCCTCGGCCGTACCATACTTGCCACTGGGCTGTAAGGCAGGTACGGTAACAACGTCCCCTCTCATGACGAAAGTCGGAGACATGTTATCACTCAAGATGCCCTTGACTTGTCCCAAAGCGTACTGGGTATAACCGAAGTGTTCCAGCACCTTGTAGACAAC